GCCATCAATTTGCTGTACATACCAGCAAGATCTTCTTTCTTCATCTTACTAGCTTTCATGTACATAGCATTGATCATGCCCGCTTTTGTACCAGGCATCTTTGGCGTTGGATCTTGCTTTGTGTTATCACCTTTACGCTTTGGTGCAGTCTTACCAGCTTTTTCAGCTTTATCTACTGATGCGATAGACTGTGCCTCTGCGTTTTTAGGATCGTGAGCTTCTTCCACAACTTCGTCTGTTACTTCGTCATGGAGTTCAACTTCCTGATCTTCGATTTGATTTTCATCAGTCATAATTGACTCCTTGTTTATTTAGTTTTAAGTAACGAGAGGAAATTCTTAAACTCACGAACCTGCGTCTCATAGAGATCGGCACGTGGAGCTTTCTTAATTTCAGTCTCCATTTGTTCAATATGTCTAGCTTCGATAATACCGTTGTTCCAAACCCATTCGACACCCTCCATAACCCCATTAACAAATGCATTAGGAGCGGATGGATCTTGAACGATGTCTACAGCATTTAACATAAAGTCAGGCTGTACGATCATTGCGTTATTTTCGCGTGCTAAACTTCCCATACCACGAGTCGAGACGCCTAACTGAACACCACCATCGAGAAGACCTTGTACGATCTTACCCATTGGAGTTTCCAAAATAGTCGCCTTACCCACAACATCGTCACCTTTAAAATCTAGGCGTTCGATCTTGTGAGAAACCTTGTCTAAATTAACGGTCGGTCCTTCAGGGTGATTCAACTCACCAACAGCTCGACCTTTAGATACTTGCTCTGTATTATATTTGTTAAGAGCTTTCTCCATAATCGGCTTTGGATATATTCGACCGTTACGATTCTTTTTATTTGCTTGCATGAAGACACCCTCAATGGCATACTTCTTGTTACCTTTCTCATCAGCCTCTGTTAAGACTTCGAGATTTTGTTCGGTGTATTCTGCAATAAGTTTCATATTAACCTCTAGGATAACTAGCTTTTGTAAATTTAATTGACGCGTTCGCGGCAAACATCTTGTCAAATTTTCCTTTATGGATAAACATGTGGCCAGTATTTGGCACTGTAAATGAACCTATATCAGTACCATCAGCTTGTTCTAAAGTAACAAGATAGGCACTGCTTGAAGTGTTTACAACATATACAACCTGAGCATTACCAACAGTTGTCGCTGCACCACTAGTTGTAGGTGCACTTTCCTGAGTTCCAAGAGGTGTAAAAAATATAGACATAGCTATCCTCTGTTTTAATTAGTTACATTTATTTATATTTTTATTACTTTTTACTTAGATCAAGATTCTTCAGAACCTTCATCCTCTTCATTATCGTCTTCCCGTTCGAGTCCTTCATCATCGTCTTCACCATCTTCGTCGTCCATTCCGAGCTCATCATCAAGATCGGGCTCCGATAAGGTCTCATCTTCCATTTCGGTGTCATCGATATCCTCGTCATCGAGTTCAAGTTCTAACTGATCATCATCAATTTCTTCCTCATCTTCTGGATCTACACCATTGTAAACTTGATCCGCAAGTTTTATCTGTTCTTGATCTAGTACATCAGACAGTTTTACTGTCATGACATCAGCAAATGTATGATTTGCCTTGTTAAAATCTTGGTCAAGTGCCTGTTGAATCAGGTCCTTCACTGCTTCACTCATCAGAGTCTCCTTCATTGTCATCAGGGTCTTCGCCCTTGATTTCTTTTGCCATTCTTTCGATATCATCGTCTGTCAGATGTAGGACATTTTTCATGACCCACTCTTTCGAGAAGTATTCACCAACATAATTCTGAACTCTGTCTAAACTTTCAAGTCTGTTTGTTAACATTTCCGCATCACGAAGTTCAGTAAAGTGATTATCTTTTTGATAATCAATTGTAAGATCGCTTTTCCATTCATTCCAATCGTCTTCAGTGATAATACCTTTCATCACTAGCTGAGTTTTAAGAATGCCATAGAAAAGGTGAGAAAATCTTGCGCGAAGTCTTTCAATAAACTTCTGAAACTTAAGTTCATCTCGATTAATCTCTGTAGATCTACCAAGAATACCTTGTACCGTTTCAGTGTCTAAACGAGAAATAGGTACATTCAATGAACGATACATTTTCTTTTGAAAGTAAATAATATCTTCAATTTGTCCTAGATTCTCTCCACCTGAAAGAGAACTGATTTCAGTGCCTCTTCCACCTTCACGTCTTGGTAACCAAAAATCTTCAAGCATAGACTGATGTTTACGATCGTCTCGTATTTCTCCAGTCTTTGCATCGTATACAAGTTTGTTGCGATACTTTGCCATGATGTCTTTCATATACTGTTCAGCCTTACCGCGTGGTAAGTTGCCAACATCAATATAAAAGACTCTTCTTTCGGGCGCTCTTGCAAGACGATAGATGACAAGCGCATCTTCCATCATGCGAAGTTGGTTAATTGGTTTTAGTGCTTTATGAAGATGTGATACAATTTTCTTACGATCTTCTGTCAATAAACCTGAAGTTACGTAAGATACTGAATCAGTTGTCATTTTTACGCCAGACGTAGACTGACCTGGTTTTTCTTGATAGATAAAAAATTCGTCAGTCTTTTCTACAATCTTTGCGCCTGTCGCAGGATCTTTTTTATATTTGACCTTTTTGACTTTACGCATTTTTGCAGAATCTATAGGTCTGATTTCTTGTATACCAAGTTTTGGATTAGATTCATTTACTACAAGATGATGATAAAGACGACCGTCAACATACCATCTTCTGAAAATATCGTGTCCTAGCTCCTTGAAATTCAACATACTATAGATGTTATCGAATTCTTCTCTTATTAGTTTTTTAATTCTGTCTGGTACTTCAACCGCATCGAGATTTAACTCAAGAGTTTGTTTTAATTCACTACCAGTAATTGTTTCGTTGACAATGTCCTCAATAGCGTTGTCAACCTCTGGATGCATCGCGTTTCCGCGATATTTCATAATCAATTGATAGTTATCTTTTGAATCATCGCCGTCAAGATTTAGGTACTGGCCATAATGTGTACCTGAAGCGGTGGCATAACTACCACCTTCATCATCACGCGGCGGAACGATGGAAGGTTGTTTCTTATCTTCCTTGTTTTTACTCGCTCTTTTAATTTCAAATCCAAAGAGTTTTACGCCCTCTGAACCTGGATTAGCCTGTTCTGCCATATTCACGTCCTAATTAGTAATGGAAGGGCGAGCCTTTCCCGCCCTTCCTACTATTTATTCTAGCTGGTTGTGCCTGATTCCCAGTACTGATACGCCCATGTGCATGTGAATCTTTCAATGTTATCGTTATCTCCAAATGAGACCGCGATTTCTGAAAGATCCTGTGGATATGCACCACGGAATGTATAGGTCTTTAGAATTGCACCGTCACGATCAAGCTGTTCAACTTTAAGATCTGCTTCGTACGCAATAGGTGAATTTAATCCGGTATTTTGCGAATGCGCGTTTATACCATTCATCCAACGTTCTATTGAATTACGAATTGCAAAGTCTGTATCGTTGATGATCGTAGTTGTCCATTCAGCGAATGTGCGATCGCCGGCCATTTTGACCTGACGACCTCTGAATGGCATTATAATCTGACCCATTGTGGAACCAGGTAATGCAGCAGCTTCAACCAAGAACGATGTAAGTTCAGGATCGCCATTGGCGAAACCTGGATAGTTGATCGTTACTTGGAAGAGATTGGGGCGTGCGCCACCACCTCTTAGCTTTGACTTAAAATCATCTACTCCTAAGATAGCCATTTCTTACCTCCTTACACCGTGCCTACGACTTCTTCGAAGTCAACACCGGTACGAACAGCTACAAAGTTTAGAGTAACGAAGTTGATCGAGCGAGCTGGCTTAATAAAGATATTAGCGATAAACTCGTTGCGATCTACTACAGCACCAGTATTGTTTGTTTCGTCACAAACAACCCGGAAGTCTGTAATACCACGACGTCCTTTGACTTCACGAAGTACTGGTTCTACGATATTGACAAATTCTGCTCGAGTAAATTCATCGTTAAACTCGAACATAACCTGTTCTGCAGCTCTACCAATTGCTCTTTCAAGCAGGAGGAACAAACGACGTACGTTAATACGATCGAATGCTGATGGACGACCAAGCTTCGTTTTATCACCGAAGAGAAGTACGCCTTGACCCGCAATGTTAGCTACTGGGTTAACACTGGCTTTGTACAACGTATCACGCTGAGATTTCGTTGGAGAATACTCAATAGCAGTGATACCTAAGTACTGACCACGACGAGAACCAGCTGGCGAGAACCATGCGGCTCTGTTCAGGTCTGTTGCGGCCATAATACCAGCTGTTGATGATGCAGCAGGAATTTTAATGTACTGATCATTAAACTTATCATAGACTTTTAAGAACTGATTGTCCATAACAAGGTATGATGAGTTTGTAAATGTTGCTGCGGTCGCGACAACGTTTGATGTCATTGTTGCAGCGTTTGTTAGATTAACAACATCTGTACGGGCAGGAGATGCAGCAACTACACAATCTTTACGAAGTGATTGAGCTGTTGTGATTAAGTCATTTACAACTGTTGTTTGATCTGCTCGAGCGTTCATTGAAGGTGCGATCATAAAGTCGATTTCAACTTGATCTTTATCTTCAAAGAGATCGAATCCTGCTAAAAATTCAGATGTTCCAAGTGCGTTTGAGTTAACACCTTTTGAGAAGTTGTGATCTGTAGCTGTAGCTAACTTTGCTGGATTATGACCTGATGCAAAGTTATCGCCACTATCAACTACACCGTTACCACGAGCAGTTGAATAGTCAGAATCAAAATCTACAAACCATACATATTCAGAACGTTCATTAATAACATTCTTAACGAAGTTTGTAGTACCATCAGCATTCTTTGCGTCAGTAGCTACAGATACGAAAGGATAGCGTTCAAGAACAGTGTTTTTAGTTCCTGTAAACTTTCCATTTTTATCTACAACGACTACGTGAACTTCATCGTTTGACGCGTTTCGGTCTGATGCGTAATCTGAAGTACCTGGTGCGGCATCAAATTCGCTTTTATAAGACCATGCGTTAAATGCTGTTGAAGAAGGACCACACATTGAAACCTGAAGCGAATTACCAAGTTCGCCAGGATATTTACCAAGAAAGGTGTGTGAATCTGAATCAAGACCACCAAGTTGATTATCAAAATCAGCTTGATTCTTTACCACTCTAACTGGTAGAGAGTTTGCGGAATCAGCTGCTAATTGACCTATACCTGAGTGGGCATTTTTTGCGTGAGAAGTAACCTCACGAACTGTTTGAAGTGAGCCTGAATATTTCAGGAAGTAATTGGCTGAATGCCAATCGATCGTGTTGTCAGAATCTGGAGAAGCAAAAGTGTCGACAAGAGTTGCCTCATTGTCTATCAATACTCTTTGCTCAACTGGACCCCAACGAAAGTTTCCGACAATTGCGCCTGTAGTTGACTGCACGTTTGGAACGCCACCAGTCAGATCTATTTCTTTGACGACAACAGCCGGCGATTGAGACGGTGTTGAAAGTGCCATTTATCTTTCCTCTATAAAAATTATAAGTTCCATAATACGATTAGTCAACTTATCATTATTTATAATTTTGTTACTTTATAGTATCGGGTCTTCAGGATCATAGATAAACCTTTGAGTTTCTTCTCGTATTTTCCATGGATCCTCTACATTTTCAATCTGTTCTGAATATTGACGACCATCATCAATTATTCCAAAAGGTACCACGTTGTCTTCAATCTCTTGCATTCTCTGTTTAAATATCATTTCTTTAAGATTAATATCCGTCATGTCAGCAAAATACTGTGTTGAAACAAAATAGCCAAACATTACAAGATTCATCATCAAATCGTCATGATTACCGTCAGTCGCTTCGTAAGACTGACCTCTTGCTTCAAATGTCGAGATCTCAAGTATTGTTTGTTCATCAACAATATTGAGTTTTTTATTTTCGAGAATGTCTTTGATGGCAGAACAGCCAAGACGTTTTGTTTTTCTGTTAATCTCGATACCAAGCGCGTTTGCTTTAATAGCGGATTCAACATGCATGTTTTCATATTCAAGATCGTGATATAACCCGTTACAAACAACGGAACCTTGATCGTTTGCTTCAACAACTACATAAGCTTCATTGTAGACTTTTGCGTACTTATATATAACATTAGGGAAGAGAATTGGAGAGATAGTGTTGTTGCGATATACAGCCACCTGCTCAAAAGGTCTTGTGCTAATATCGAGTATGTTAAAAGTAGAGTAATCCTGCCCTCTTCCCTTGCTTACATCCACGGTCATGATATACTCATGATCTTTCTTTGTCTCTTTGTAAATTTTCAGTAAGCCGTTTTCAAGCAATCTTTTATACGGTTTTGCTCTAAGACTTAAAAGAGTTTCAGCGTTTATAAGCGTATCACCAGTTCCAAAGAATGTATTACCAAACTCTTGATCGAACTGTAGTTGACTTGTATTTGCTATTGTCTCAGTTTTCCATTTATCGTCTCGACCAGGTACGTCCCACCAATCGACACGAAAAGGTTTAAACTGATTTATTCCTTGGACAGCTCCTTCCCAAACCTTGTGGAACTGGTTACCAATTCCGTTAGCGGTCGATGTAACAATGATTTTAGTGTCTGTACCTGCTGAAACAACCGGATACGTTGAGGTATAAAATTCTGCAGCACGCTCAACAAAAGCAAACTCATCAAGATAAAGTAGATTGACAGACATACCACGAATAGAACTACCGGAAGTAGCAGCAGCGACAATCCTGGAATTATTACTGAACTCCAAAGAACCCTTATTGAGTGCTTTCGATCCAGGCTGAAGAAAGAACGGAATGTTTTCCAGCATGAGCGTAATTCTCGCGAGCATTTCACGCGCAGTCGCGCCCTTGTTCGCCAGGATGGCCACAGTTTTTTCAGAGTTGAAGAGAACAAACCAGAGTAGGTAGGCACAGGCCGAGATCGATTTACCAGATTGACGACATGCGAGAACGACATTGAATCTATGCTCCTCAAAATGGTTAAACATTTGTTCTTGATATGGATATAAATCAAAATTCACAAGCCCTTTATCGAGCGCAATCACTTTCACGTAATGACGAGCAAAGTATATGGGATCTGTCATACACTTTTTATATTCCTTTAAAAGATCAGGTGTCCACGCCTGTTGTACACCGTCTCTCTTAACATTAGGATTTCCCAGATACGACTGAGTTTGGCTCGACATCGATTACTTCTTCACTTTCACGTAACATTCTTTGTATGTCTGTAGTTGAACCCATAAAATAGTTGTTTTGAGTATTTTCAACCTGTTTCACATCATCTGTCTTATTTATGTCTTTCTGTTTCTTATTGAGATCCATAAGTCGATCATTAACGTCAGATACGTTTTTAATCATTGTTGCCAAAACTTCATAGGCTCTTGGATGCTCTGATTCCCGAGCAACTTCGATCATGTTTTCAAGAGCGTCTTTGCCTTTTTCTATAAGTTCATAATATGTTTCACGAGAATAATCATAATCGTTGCTTACATTATCTTTATCACTAGACATTTTTCAACCTTTAAGTTGTAGATCCATATATTGTACCTGAATTATTTAAGGTGTATGCATTTCCGTTAGGGTTTATTGCGGCTCCAGCAGCTCCTCCAGTTGCAGCAAGAAGACCGCCTGATCCTACACTGAT